AAATATGACTACCTTGACCTAAGGTTTTCCAAGGCTTCATGTTAGTCATACGTAAATCATATCTAATCTGATTCCACTTTTGATTGCTACTGCCTTTATTAGCATATTCATTTTCATTGTAATAAACCCCGTCGAGACTATAACGAACATAGTGACTGGTCGGGTCAGCAAACTTAAAACAACTTCCGTCTATGGGCATACAATGCTGTTTATTATCACGTGCCCAGTCTATTACTGCTTTACGCAAATGAATATGCGGACCCGAAAATGTTTGTCCGTACCACCCAATGAATACACCTAGTCGTGCAGGAATTACTTCGCATTTGGTCTGAACAAATACATTAGCACCGGCACGTTGGCAACCTTCAGCAAATGCTTTTAATATTTGTGCTTTACGATCATGGTCTGCTATTCTAGGCAAACTTGAGAGATAGACTACTACATCATACATGCCATATCTCCATAATCTTCTTAGCTGTTCCGTCTAATAACTCTTCATTGGTAAACTGACTGTAACTCAAATAACATAACCACTGACTGACGTCATCTCTGTACAGGTTATTAATTTTATCTAAACTATTTCTGCTAACAGGATTTGTTATGTGCTTGCCTAATGTAATTATAGGTACGCCGGCCCACACTGATTCAGTTAGTGCATTTGAACTGTATCCAACTACACAATAAACTGATTGATCGTTTAATAGATCGTTGTATAAGCTAGTCCGAGTTTTTCTAGTGCCATCTTTTGTTCTGACTATTATCTTTTTATCAGTAAGGTTTGTTAATTCTTTTTCTTGTGCTTTTGTCCATTTTTCCTGATTCAATCCATAGACTTTACATATGTATTCGCTAGGCGGTATTATTAATATTGTGTCTCCGCCAGTTCTCCAATGTCTAGGGAATCTAAACCCGTCTAACCTGTTTCGATTATCTAAAACCATTCTTAGCAGTCGGTCCATTGGAAAGATATGTTTAGGTAAGTCTGTATGGATATCGTTACGACATAACCTATGCCATTCTTTACTTTCACTGTCTCTAACAAAGTTAGTATATCCTGAGTCGACAAACCACAGTGGAAAATTGTTTGTTATTTTATTGTGTAACAGCTCTTCATTGTTTAAAATATTCCTAATTAAACAGTCTTGTTCTGAATGACTATACGTATCAGGATTACGAAATTTACTGTTTTCAAATATACCCGCCGACAATTTCTTCATGTGGGTGTTGGTTGTAGATTTTAGATATTGGTTTAATAATAGTCTCTTACCTTTCGGCACATTTCCATTACCATACGCACTACATATTCTATCTAAATTATCTAAAACAAAATGTACTAACTTTCTTCTTTTAAATTTCCATATTGATCGTACTTCTAATTTTATTAGCTTGCGCCATTTATCTATATCTGCCAAGACAGCCTTGTTAATCCTGTCTTTAGTTGCCAATTTAGTTCCATCAAAGTGTTTGGTATATACTTTCTGACAGAAATGCCAGTGTGGGCCTTGTCTGAACCTCTTAGCTATTAATTCCCCTGCTATAAATTCAGATAAGTCATCATCATTAATAATAGTATAGTTAGCCATTTAATATGTCCCAAGCGGCTCCACTTGCCATTTCTTTTCTTGTAAACTGACTGTAACTTAAATGCCTAAGAAGTGCATCAACTTCGTCACTGTGTGGTATGTATGGATTTTCTATTTTAGCTAGGTCATCATAACAAAGATGTTGTGCGGCATTAGGACCTAATGTAAATGCTGGCTTGCCGTTTATTAATGCTTCAACAGCAGACACTGAATTATATGTAACTAAACAATGACATTCTTTAAGATCTTCTTCCATTGTGTTCTCAGCAAATCTTTCATCTCTGGCCCGCTTTAATCTAATCCTAATAGGTCGATCGGTATGTTTTTTTATTTCATTTACAGTTTCTTCAATCCATTGTTCTTGATCAATGTCCCACAATGTAAAACTTTTTGGGCTAGGTGGTGCAACTAGTATACTACGTCCCGGAGCAAATGGCTTAGGTTGTAATAGAGCTGGTTTAACTAGGTTAGCTTTACGATCACTTTTACTTCGTATCCATTCTATAAACCATATAACTGATTGCAGTCGATCTCCTGGTCTTTCAATAATCGGACGGAGGTCATGTACATGATTTTGTATTACACGATGATATTGTTTTTTATTTTGTACATTGCCTATATAACCGTTATCAATATAGAAGAAGTTAATGTCATTTTCCCAACAATGTTTAACCGCTTTAATCATTTGTGCACCATACAATATTATGATATTATCATGGTAGTCTCTTGCCTCTTCCCAACTAGTAGGTGTTCCGTTACACCCTTGAGTAAAGTTATACATAGCGGTTGTTAATATCTTTTCATGATTTCTAGGTAGTTGATCATGTGTCTTTCTATTAACACAAAGTATATCAGTGCTAGTGATCGTCATCTAGTAGATCAATCCTTTGTTGGCAGTAATCAGTAAACAATCTTTCTTGGTGCCAATCGTTGGCCATGCCAGTGTCAGCAAACTCATGGAAACAAGGAGTGCCTAGAGTATAGTGTACTAGTTTAGCATCTGGATTATCATCATACTCTGTGGCTAACCAATTCCATTCCTTGGGCAGTTCGGCTATTCTCTCATCTCGAGTCCATTCGAATCTATGTAAGTGAGCTCCTTTTGAGTTTTGTATATATTCAGGTGTTAGCTTCTTACAAGGCATCATACCACAATTAAAAATCATTACGCTAGACCAGTTCTTTCTAGGATAGTCGTCGTTTCTAGATCCTAAATATTTAACAGGCATTTTGGTCTTATAGTCATGTTTAACAACAGCGACATCCCAACCCAGGAATTTTTTTGTTTCATTCCATAATTTTGCTATATCATCTTTGACTATCATGTCGCCATCAATATAAATTGCTTGCCCAATATAACCTGCCATGTGTGGCACTAGAAATCTAGAATATATGAAATGATTGGATCCGTCGGTGTGTGTTTCTTCATATCCTGACAGCAGATTAAGTGCTAGCGGGTGTATACTTACCGGCTGTGTGGCATGTCTTATAATTGAGTTTACGCAAGTATGAAATGCTATCGCTTCTCTAGGATCGTACCCTATGAATACTGGTATAGTTTCTTGTTTGTCCATGCAGATATTTATCTACGTAGTTTATCAGTGAGTATTATATGAGTTGTTGCGGCCGGCAAACCATTCCAACACTAAATCTTCTTGTTTAACATATCCCCATCGATTAATACTATTCACAGCCGAGTCGGGTAATAGATCTAGTTCAACTAAGTCTCTCCAGGAAGTAGTACGAGGATTTTGTGGTGGTACTTTACCTTTATAAACTATTGCCTTAATCCAGGGATCACGTAGCCCTTTATTAAACATTCCTGTTTTGCAGTCCCATCCATTGCATGCAAGCATATGTATTAGGTTAACTAAAGTGTAATGGTGGTATTCATTATTTAAATTTGAAATATCATGTTTATTATATTTGATATTTGTAGTTTGTGGTACTTGTAGTATTAGCATACCATTTGGATTAGCTAATTCCCACCAATGGCGTAATGTGGCCATAGGATTAATTGCGTACTGAAAACTATTATGGCTAGTAATAACGTCATACTGGTCTGGATCTAATCCAGTGCTTTCCATATCTAATGTTAAGTGAGTAACATTGTCGTGTTTGACATTGAATTTGTCTCCGTCATCAATTACAAAACTTTTAATATTCAACGGTTGAGCAATGCCAGAAGATTCAACCTCAGGGTCTGTTTTTCTATTGGCCCACCATTCTGCATCTAGGCCTTGGCCTCCACCCATATCAGCAACAGTACCAACAGATATCATAAACTCATAAAAGGATTCAATAACATCTAATACTTCACGTGAGTGAGCGTGACTTTCTTGTGGGGACCCAAACATTATAGTTGTATGTCTTCCATTCCACTTGCTCTCAATCTAACTACATGACCTAACATAAAGTTTTTGCTTTCGAGACCCTTCATTATACCTAACCATTGGTTCCTAAGTAGAGCGATATCATTAATTAGTGTTTCATATTCAATAACTTCATCCTCACCGTCTACATATTTTTCAGCATCACGACTTGTTAATGCTCGTTGATATGCTTCTAGATATTTTTGAAAGTGCTTGCGTCGAATCTTACGCAATTGTATGTTTAAGAAATTTAATACTGCTTCTATTTCTTGTAGTTGATGGAAACGATGTTCTGTAATACCTGGCAAGTCTGCTATATTACGTTCTACATAACCGTAGATACTAACATCTTTTTTGGCACCTAGTAATTCATTCCGATAGTGCATTAGGAAGTCTGGTAAGTTACCAATGTTTTCAACTACCTTATTGTACCACATTAGTAATCATCGTCCTCTTCGTCACTATCGTCTTGTTCGTCACCCCAGGTGTCTAAACCGTCATCTTCCTCTACCTCATCTAACACATAGGCTGTCAACGCATGTTTGATATCTTTATCCTGACCAAGGTCGCTAGATTTAATGGCTTCGCCGTCAACCCCTAAATTATCAATTAGTGCATTAACAACATCCATTGCGGCTTGTTTTTCATCTGTTACGTGATCTTTAACTGCTAACCATACTTCAGCGGCTGATACCAATGATTCTGCCATGTTATTTTTCCTCTGTAGATAAAGTTTCTACTACGGTATCCGGTGCTTGCTGTTCAACAGCAGTATCGTCCATAGTTTCTATTTCTTCAATACTTATCTCTTCTGCTATCTTTCCGTAACTTGCCATAATCTTATCTAAACAGCCATCTTCGTTTAGTTCCCAGGCTTTACGGAACATTTTAATTTCGTCAGCACTATCAGCAACACCAAAGCGTAATCTGTTGCCGTCTTTAACTAGTAAGCCTGCTTTTTCAGCCATGTCAACTAGTCCACTGTAAGGGCTCATACCTGTTGAATAAGGAATTTTAACTTGTACACCTTCGAATGGTTTTGCATAACGTGTTTTCATTACCTTACACCCAGCCCTAATACCTCTAACATCAGATATCTTATTGCCACCTTCGTCTTCTTTCAGTTTAAGTTTCTTCATAGCAACTACAATACTTGATGCGTAAATAAAACCTTGACCACCTGATATTTTATCATCTGGATCAAACATATCTTGTGAAGCGTATGTGTGATTAGTACATACTATCCCAATATTAAGTGCGCCGATCATGTTAACAGTATTACGTACCAGTGATGTTAATGCTTTAGGTTTACGTCCCATATCACCTTTCATATCACCTGCTTCAAACTGGTTAACGTCTGTAGGAGTTAGTAACATACCTAACGAATCAATAACAAATAATACCTTAGCTCTATTTTCAGATGGCATGTCTCTATATTCTTTTACAAATTCAGAAATAGTTTTAGCTACGTCATCGATCATGGCCATGTTCAATTTAAGTAGTTTCTCTTCTGTTGTGTCAACACCTAAGGCATGTAGCCATTTCTCATCAAGTGCATTCTCACTGTCAATCAAGATAACAAATATACCTTGATCTTGTGCATTTTTAACAATGTTACCTGAACAGATGTAACTCTTACCTGCTCCAGACTCTCCAGCAAACACTGTTACCTTACCTAACGGAATGCCTTTAGTAAAGTCGCCACTAATTAAATAGTTCAAGGCGTAGTTCCCCGTCGACACCCAATCTGTTGGGTCATTGAATCCTAAACTCATCCCTGGAATGCTTTTAGTAATGCTTTTTCTAAATTTACTTGCGTCAAAGGGTTTTGCCATAATATTTTTCCTTGTTTAATGTAATACTATTGATGCTTTGTTATTTTCTTTAGAATTTCTATACAGTATTTCTCTATATAACGTTAAATTTTTATCCAAATCTAAAATATTACCTATCGGAATTTGTTGGCCGATTGGCGTTATGTTGTGTTTATTACACCATTCTAAAAACTCAATGTTAAATGGTACAGTCTGCGGTTTAGATAAATTTATATTAAATGAAAATTCTAATTGCTCAAAATTATAATGATCTTGATACTTTAGATCGTTATCAAAATTTATAAACTTATCATATCGCTGTCTACCCAGATACGTATACCCAAAATTAAAATTTGTAATACTATTATTAGTTATTATACTATCTTTAAAAGGATTGTCAAATATATTATACTTTCCTGGTGCATCGAATATAGCAGTCTTGTTATCAAACGAAGATTCTAATTCATGTATTCCCATATTGATACGTTCGTATTTGTCGACAACGCCCAATTTTGCAAATAGTTCTGCGAGGCGTATTACTCTTATTTCGTCGGGATACATTTCATGTAATTGGTTACCAATGGTAGCAGTAGACTTATTTTTTGAAACTCTTAACTCGTTAATATCTACTTTATTTTCTTGAGAAAACACCCAATCTGCGTGCAATCTGTTTAAATAGTCTTGATTTAGAAATCCTTCCGGAAAAGACGCACACTCTAAACTGTTTATTCCTAAGATTACCATTAACTCATTAATTGTGTCAAGATTTAATTTTAATTCAGGTACCAAAGTGTTAACTTTGTTAGCAAGTAGATAGTTATTAAAAAATTGATTCTCATTATCGACATTTGTTTTTGCTACAAAGTATTCAAAAAGTTGATGATTTTGAATAACTTCAAACGGTATGCAGTCGTTGGTTGAATTAAATTTTAATGCGAATTCAGTAGTCATTAACTATGTCCTGTAATAGCAATCTTCATATCAGTAGTTATCGGGTCGATGTTCCCACCGCCCGATAATCTATCTAGATTAAGACTGTGATTGTCTTGAACGGATCATCGCTAGGATATCTTCTGCTTTTGATCCTGTTGCTTTTGGTGCTTCAGCCACTGGTGCCGCTTCAGCTACTGGTGTTGCGTCAGCTACTGGCGCCGCTACTACTGGTGCCGCTACTACCGGTGTTGCTTGCGGTGTGCTAAATGCATCTGACGAACTACTTGATTCTGGAGCCTGCATTCCGTATGGACGGAAATATGCGCCCCATTTCTCTGCATCATATGGTCTACCGTCTACTGATGCTTCAAACATTTCTTTCATAACTTTAAGTTCAACTTCGCTTGGTTTCTTAGGAAGATAGTCATTTAAATTATGTAAGCCATGTGTTTCAATAGCCGCTTGTTCTACTTCTGTTAGTGCAGTTTCTTTACGTGCCCATGTTGACGTTGTATAGTCAGCATATCCACCTTTTTGTGTTTTAACAACACGGAAATCAATACCACGTAAGTAGTCTGTTGGTAGTTCTTCCATTTCTGGATCCATTAACGCTGTTTTAATAATGTTAAAAATCTGCGGACTCATTACAAATCTACGGATTGGATTATCAGGTGTAGTATCACCGTCTAATGGATTTTCTCTTACATAGCCTTGGAAAATATAAGAACGTTTTTTCCAATACTTACGTCCCATTTCTTCTAGTGATTGATCCTTAAACCAAGTTCTAACTTCTGCTAGAATTGGGCATGATTCACCCCACATTTCAATACATGGAATTTGAACTTGGATCTGTTTAGTGTCCATTTCGCCTTTAACACCGTTAAACGGTAAACGAATCATGTTACGTTCTACCCAAAAGAATGAATTGTTTGGATCTGAATCTGGTAAAAATCTTAAAGTAGCTGTTGAGCCCTCATTGATATTCCAGTGTGGATAGATAGCGTTATCACCGCCACCATGTGAGTTATTTGAAGTTCTTGCTTCTGCTTGCGTGAGTTTAGCTCGAATATCTGCTAAAGATGCCATAATGTATTTCTCCTTAAATGTGCCATAATGTTTAGTTTTTAATGTGTATAAATCATACAACAGTTACATTATATGATACTTTATTTAGCATTGCAACAGTTATGTTGGTATATTTTACCAAAGTCGTAAAAAAAGAGCATAACTTATATACGGTATGCTCCTCTTCTACAGTTCTTTTTTAAGGAACTATCTAGCCAACCTGAGTATTGCTTTTAATTCATCTTCTTGTACTTTGTACGTTTTACCATCCACTTCAAATTCTGCTTCACCTCGTTGTCTTGCTTGAGCTAATTTTTCAGTAAAGTCATTACCTTCTTCAATACCAGCCGCTTTAAGGAATCTTTCTTTATCAAAACGTGGATTTTGTTTAGCAAACATATCAGCATGGTGATTAGCTAACTCTTTTTTCTTAGCTTGATCTGGATTTGCTTTTAGTAAGTCTGCTACCATTTGAAAGTCTTTTCTAGTAGGGCCTTCATATACTTCCATGTCTTTATCCTCGGATGCCATTGCTGATGCCCAATCACTTGGACGCTCGTTTTTATCATGTTTTTTCATTTTGCTAATGTACGCTGGTTTGTTTGGGTCTTTTGCTAGTCCAGGTGTTTTAACTTCTTGCCAATCTGACTTTTTAGATTTCCATGTTGCTTCAAACTCTTCGTCAGAGGCATTTTCCAAGTCATAATGTAGTTCTTTCATTGCACCTTCATCAAGTTCTTCGCCTTCGTACGCCGGTACGTCATTGTCCCTTGCGTCCCACTCTGCTTCAGCATCTGCTTGACATTCATCAGCATATTGTTCATCTGAACATTTAGTTACATGTACAGTGTTTTGTTCTTTATCTACTTCAGCATGATAATAAACTTCTTCACCGTCACCGACAGTAATTTCACCGTCAAATTCATCAGGATCAAATCCTTCTTCTAAATCGTTAGTACATATACATGGGTCTTGTACACAATCTGGACACGTTGCGTCCTCAGGTGTAGCAATACCTTCTGCCCAATCGTTAAATTCTGTAATTTCTTTCATAACTGAGTTCCTTGATTCAAGTCTATTTAGTACCGGAATAGCTTCTTCTATCCTAGTATCTAGTAATGTTTCTGTAAACATGTCACGTAATTGATCTGTAATTTCAACATGTTCCTCTGTTTGTGTAGGGTCAAATGAATCAAATTGTTCTTTATATCCTCTACGGCCTATCATTCGTTTTACTTTCTTTTTAAGATCAGCATAATGTCTAACACCTGCTTCTGCCATTACACTTGTACCTGCATCTGTAAACTCTTTTCCTCTACTTGCTCTTACAAAGTTAGCTAGTACTCCAATATCAGATACTAATTCACAAATGTATTGACCAAAGTGATCATGTGGTGAGCCACCTTCGCTTACGTGGCGGGCCATTGCACGTCCAGCAAACAATTTTGTAAAGGGTAACTTAAAACGTTCTCCGTCTGCATTTTCAACATATAGAGCTTTTATATTTCTATAACGTTGATCACCCGCTTCTTCGTCGATTGGTTTAGAGTGTACTATTTTAAGTTTTGCTTCTTTAGTAGGTTTAGTATAACTTGTATTCTTGTAACCATAGTATTTAGATTCTTCTACTTGGCTTCTTGACTGCATTGCATATTTTAGTTTATTCATATTTTTTAAATCAAATCCTAACATATTGCGTCTGGCAAAATGTCTTAGTTGATAAAGGAAATCGTACCATTCAGATTTGTGGTCTAACTCCATACCTTTGCCAAGCGAGTCACCGTAAAATACTTCTAAACTACCGTCGCCGGTAATAGTAACTACAACAGTACCGTAGTTAGTATCATCAACAGTGTAGTCAAAGCTAAACAGTTCTGCTTCTTTTGGATTTGCAGTTTCTTTTCCTTTATTGTCTCTGGTTACTAGTTCAAAATTCTTAGTAGTTAAGAGATCGAATAAATTTTGGTTAATGTCTTCTGTGGATATCATGTCAGTATTTATCTTAAAACATTATAAACGGCATCGGGTCAATTTTGTTGTCGCTGTGGTCTGTCATTGACTCCCCAATACTCTTGTGGTAATTCTGTATTTGTTGTAGCATTCTGACTGCTAGCACTGTAGCCATAACTAAATCGTCGTGTTCTCCAGGTTTAGCCGCATAACCAGTACCACTTGCAACAAAGTTTTTAAGCTCACTGATCAACGGTTTTGATTTAACTGTTAATCGATTTTGTTCTAGTAAAGTTTTAAATTTACTACAGGCTGCCAACTTGCTTTTATTTGTTGTGTTAAATCCTTTACGGTATCGACGACCTACTCCAGCTTTCTTGTCTTCACTTAAGAACACACCTTTAATATTATCTTCTCCGTAATCTGCAATAGATATTAGGGCGGCCTCTCCAATAGTATTGTTCTCTACTGAGTAATAGATATTGTTTTGTTCACCAACCTTCTCTTCTAACACTTTGATCATTTCAGCAAAGATTCTAACTTGTTCAGGGATTGTAGTTTTATTGTGTTTCCATTCAGCTATCTGTGACATTGTTGTAGCATCAAATACTTCCATGGCCGCATAGTCGCCACCTGTACCCAAACTTGGATCCCAGGAAACTACATATAAATGATCAGGGTGTACAGTACCAAACCAACGTACTTGTCCTGTTCTTTCAGAGGGTTCCTCGCCTTCTAATCCCATTAAATGTATTGGTGCTATCAGTGTTTCATCATTGATAATAAATTCACAATCCATTTCTCGTCTAAAACGTTCATCGCCTAGTTTAGCACGTTCTTCATCTGCCCACGTGTCATCTCTATCCGGATGTTCTTTCCAATATGATCTAAATGCTTTAAATCCGTTGATTCCAAGTTTAGTTTCGTTACCGTGTGTATCTTCTGTTTTGTTAGCACCTTTCCATAACAAGGCAAATTGATCTTCATCTGAGTTTGGTGTTGATGTAATAATTGCTTTACCACCAGTTGCTAATGTAGGTGATATTGAAGTCCAAAACTCACGAGCAATAGTAGGGCGTACAAAAGCAAACTCATCACAATACAGCATTGATATACTCATACCACGACCAGTATTTTCAGTTGTTGTTTGTGCTACTATACGGCTACCGTTATCAAACTCTATACTACCTTTGTTATAACTAACTGCTCCAGCTCTAATGTGATCGGGACATGCTTCATACGCATAACGTACTCGT